GAAACAAACGGCCTATTGTACCTGATGACAGTTCTAGGGACGTTTCTAAGTGATAACTGGTATTTAGTCATTATGGTTGTGTTCGGTTTGGTTCATGCTTACGTGGCATTCCAGCGCCATCTAAGAGACAAGAAAAAGTTTGAGTTAGAGTTGCTTAGATTAGAGAATGAAATAAGCCAGCTTTAACGCTGGTTTTTTTGTGTTAGTATTAAATCAAATAAGGCGGAGATAAGGCGACACTTTGGCTAAGACTAAAACGACATTAAAGAAGGGTGACAACCTACCAGGGCGCGGCATGAGCAACAAGAACCGCGTACTTGAGGGGATATTAGCATCTAGCAGGTCAGGGCTTCCCAGTGGCGCCACAAGAGATCAGGCCGAGATAGCTTATTTTAAGCATATTGCTGATAGGGCGTTCGATTCTGAAGATAAAGACTCAGGCACTTTGCTTAAGTTCTTAGGTGATAAAGCATACTCAAGTATGAAACCTACCTTTGGCTGCGTTGAGTTTGAATTTCCTTCTACTGGTACGCCAACTGACAAGGCCCTTGCTATTGTTAACGCCATGGCGACGGCTAAGTTACCTCCTGACATTGGTCAATTGATGATTGGTATTATCAAAGATTCTGTAGTGATTGAAGAAGGTACGGACTTGAAAGAGCGAATCGAGAGCATCGAGAAGTCACTTAATGTCTAGCATGCTGAGTAAGCGCCTAGATAGAATTGAACCACTGGTTAATGCTGCCGCTGGCTCGCTTGAGCCTACGGTCTTTGGTGTGATCGACAGGGTCGATAATATCGATGGCTTATTAGTGCCTAATGTTATTCGACGATGGAAAGGCACAGTCGGAAACATGGTGCCTACGGATGATGACCCAACTGTTTTACTGGTCGCAAAGCTTGAGCCATTAATACTTCAGTATAAAAAATACAAATGTTTATATGGTGGCCGTGGTGGCATGAAGACAATGTTTGCACAGAATGTCTTTGTCTCAGAAGTTCATAGCGGCGGCATTAAAAACTTTGTTCTTCGAGAGAGAATGAAAGCCCTTAAAGATTCGATATTCTCAGGCATTGAAACAACAGTAAAAAAGTCTGGCTTGGGTGGCTTTCTATCAGTTCCGTCTAAGTGGGAAATAAGAAATTCAAACGGCGGGAAGTTTGTCTTTGGTGGCATGCAGAATATTATCGACATGAAAGGGGTGGCAGATTTTAAGCGCTTCTTAATGGAGGAATCAGAAAAGACCAGCCAGAAAACAATCGATACATTAGGGCCAACGCTTCGAGACATTACCGGTGCGGAGCTTTGGTATCTATGGAACACTGGCAGCTCTCAAGACCCAATGAGTACAGAGTTCATCATTCCTTATCAAGCTGATATTGATAGGGATGGATATTATGAGGATAAGTATCATTATATTGTTAAACTAACGTATAAAGACAACCCTTGGTTCGAACATGATGAATCGTTACAGCAAGAATTAGAGAAGGATCAGCAGAAGGTTAAGCGCGGCATAATGACTCAGGCCCGCTTTAATGGTATTTGGAATGGTGACTTTAACGATGATGTGGCTAATTCAGTGATTAAAGAAGATTGGTTTACAGCGTGCATTGATGCACACAAGAAACTAGGTATTGAGCAGAGAGGCGCGGTGATTGCTGCGTGCGATCCTTCTGATACCGGTAACGATCCGTGTGGCTATATGGCTAGACAGGGTATTGTTGTGTTTGATGTTGAAGAAATACAAGCAGAGAACGGCAATCGTAAGATGGATGAGGCGTGCAAGCGGGCAATACTGAGCGGCTGTGATTCGTTCGGTTATGATGCCGATGGCTTGGGCGCAACACTTCGAGATAATGTCGATAAAGCGTTTAATGGTAAGGCTGTTAATATTTACGCCTATAAGGGCTCATCTTCAATCAATGATCCTGAAGCAGAGTTCAAGAGCGAGACGGCCGGACTAACCAATCGCAGCAAGAATCTAAAAAACAAAGACGTTCTATTTAATAAGAAGGCGCAGAATACATTGTCTTACAGCGAGCGCATCTTCCGAACTTGGGAGGCTGTTGTGGAGGGTAAGTATCATGACCCAGATACATTAATTAGCTTTGCCACTTATGACGAAGAAACAAAGACCGGCATTAGTCCTCAGATGATGGAGAAATTAAAGGCTGAAACATCAAAGGTCCCAATTAAGCCTGGCGACACGGTTAGATTTTACACCAAGCCTGAGCTAAGAAAAGGCGTACAGATGCCAGATGGTAGTAGATTATCAATACCATCCCCCAACCTATTTGACGCTTGCGTGCTATCTTTCGATAAAGACAGTATAATTGTTAAAAACGAGCCTATACCTATTGACAATTTATACATACCAACGGCGAACCACTGGTGATGAATGAGAAACGATAAACTACAAACTAAGCACGCCGATAATTTACTGGCATTTAATCGGGCAATCTCTGCTAATTACGATGTAAGTAGACAGCAGGCTGATGATCTATTATTCGCCAAAGTTGCTGGCGAGCAGTGGCGCGGCAATGATTCTAAGCAATGGGCGAATAAGCCTAAGCCTGAAAACAATAAGATCGCTAAGCACATTAACCGATTGCTTGGTCAATTCGAGCGACTGGAATTAAACGCGCGAATCAGCTCAGCATCACAAAACGCTACCAATGATGATGCAGAGTTACTTCAGTCACGATGGCGCAATGATTTCAATATGTCCGATGGTGTTGAGGCTCAACAGAATGCAGCAGATGAGGCTTTTACTTGTGGTTTTGGTGCTTCTAAACTGGTCGCTGAATATGAAGACGAAGAGATGCCGAGTGATGATTTTCAAAATGTAGCGGTTACACCTATTTACTCTGCCTGTACTTCTGTCGTATTTAACGCTGGTGCCATTCGTAAAGACAAGCAGGATGCTAATCGAGCATGGCATCTTGAGCGAGTAGATCGCTACGACACTGAAGAACGATTCGATACAACCATTGCTACCTTTCCACAAAACACTGGAATATTCGACTGGCAAGACCGCACAAGTGATGATGTCTATATTGCTCACAGCTATGAAATTGTAGAGCGAGACATTCGAGAATATCGATTTGATGACGACTACGTCATTACCATTGATGGCCGAAAGCGTACAGATAGTCTAGGTGAGTCGGTATCTAAAGAAGAATTCGACGACCTGATTGATTTTGCCGAGTATGAACTTGTTCGCCGGCGCGTTAAGTATTGCGAATACTCGCTGCTATCTGGTGATCAGTATCTAATTAAGCCAACACGCACACCGTTTAAGTCTATTCCTATTATTCCACAGTATGGCTATCACACTGTTATTAATGGCTTAGAATACGTTTGCGGTGAAGTAGCTCGACAGCGTGACCCACAGCGATTTGAAAACATGGGTATGGGTGCTCTAATGGAGTTGATGGCAGAAAGCCAGACGACTACCCCAGAATATGCACCGGAACAGATAGCTAGACATGGCGTTGCTCATTCAAGAAAGAATATTGATAAGCCTGCCTTTGTTATGAGCGACCCTCTAAAGGACGCCAACGGCAATATCGTACAGATGGGGCCAATTGCCATGCACCAGCCCTCGCAGGTTGGTAGCGGCTTAATGGCAGCGCTTAACTACACGGCCACAGCTCAGCAGGAAATGAGCGGAGCAGGACAAAGCACTGTATCATCTAGCGTGTCTGGTGAAGCTATCCAGCAAGTAAATCAGCGCCAAGATGATGCTTTCCAACCTCTAATGCAAAACGCTATGCAGGCTACCAAGGCATTATGCAAGGTATGGATACCAGCGGCGCAGGAATTGTACTTCAGCAACTCTCGTTCTATTCGCGTTGAAGCCCCAGATGGTAATATATCTCAGGTTGAAACACTACAGACAGAAGAGCGCAATGGTATTGTTGGGCCGTTCAAAAACTCAGCTCCAGGTAAGTACGACGTAACAATCCGCGCTGGCGAGTCTCATAAGTCAGTAAAAGAGGCAGAGATGGCATCCGCTACTGAGATTCTAAAGTACACCTCGACAGAAACAGCGATGGGGCAGATGGCTTTATTGATGGCTGTTCAATCAACTACTGGTGAAGGAACTCAAGCAATCCGCTCAATGGCTCGATTAAATGAGATTAAAATCCTAATGAGTGAAGGGGCCGACCCTAAACCTAAGACGGATGAAGAACGCCAATTCATTCAAGGATTAATCCAGCAGCAACAGCAGGCGGCTCAACAACCCAAGCAGCCTACTCTAGCCGAAGCTGAGTCTATTGCGCGAATGAAGGAAGGCGAAGCGGCTGTAATGAATGAGCAGAACGATGCGCTTAAGATCAAGATTGATTATGAAATTAAGAGTAGAGAGCTTGCCATTGAAGAGGCTAAACTACAGATCAAGGCGCAAGAATCCGGTGCTACTATTGATCTTAAATCGGCTCAGGCATCTAATCAGCGTATTGACGCAATCACTAAGGTACAAGGAACTGCACAAATATGAGCACTGAAAATGAAATGAGAATCTATGGTAATCACACGCTAACCTATGCAGGAAAGGCCTACTTGATTGGTGATGAGATTGAAGTCAAGGGCGTACCTTGTGAGATTACGGCAATATCTCACAGCGAGGGCGTATCATTCAGGCGACTACTTAAGCCAAAGAAAAAGAAGTTAGCGGTCAAGCACTAACACCAAGCCTCTTAACTGAGGCTTTTTTATGCCTGCCTATATTCACATCATGAATGCCAATGTTTGCACTATTCACGGTATTGATTGTATAATCTAAATCAATGGCAATCGCTGAGGCCATAACTCAGCGTTATATCGTTACCATAGACGGAGCTTTTAATATGGATTCTGAAAATATGTCTGAAATTGAAGTAGAGGTTGAGCAACCTGTTGAAGCTGTGGCGGCTGATGCAGAGGTTAAACTAGATGAGCCACAATCTAGTGATGATGAGACTGAACTTTATATTGAAGAAGAAGGCGAGCAGACCGAAACGCCTAAAAAAGATGGGATGACGGATGAGCAGGCAAAAGCCGCATTTCGTCAAGAGCGAGAAAAACGCAAGGCGAAAGCCAAGCAGAACGATGAATTACAGCGCAAGCTTGATGAGCAAGCCAAGGAATTGGCAGAGCTTAAAGCAAGTGTTAGTAAAGTAACTAAAGGCCCTAAGCCGTCTATCTTGGACTACTCCAGTGATGAAGAGTTCTTTACTGACTTAGATAAATGGAACGGGGTTAAAACTGCTGAGCCAGCACAGGCACCATCTGAGCAATCGGGTAGTGTTGATTTAAGTGAAGATCAAGCGTGGCATCTGCATAAGCACGAAGAAGAAATTAAAAAGTCTTTCAGTGATTACGACGATGTTAAAAGTAAGGCTACTGAAGCGTTTAGCTCTGCCGGTGTAAGTGATACGACTCTAGCAATGAAGCAGGTAGCTGCTGTTTGCCATGAGCACGACATTGATACAGGTAAGGTTAATTACGCACTAGGTCGCTTTCCTGGTATTGCAAAGGAATTGGTAGAGGCTTCGGCCAAAAATCAATCTGCTGTTCGTACTGTTTTGCGTAAATTAGAAGGCAAGGTTCAAGCCCGAACTCGCAAGAAGATTAATTCAGAACCAGAACCGAAAATTAAAAGCAACGGCGCTGTAAATGTTGGTAGTGAAGCAGAGCGACAAGCCTATACAAAATGGGCGACATCAAACTCAATTGCCGATTACAAAGCGTTACAAAAAATACGATCTGCCAACAAGGCACAAGGATAAAATACTATGGCTAACCAAATTGCCACTTCCGACATGGCTGCACTACTTGATGAAGTAATCAAGGGTACAGACATCGCAGCATCTCTTTCTAAGAGCTTGCGCACATTTGATATGACTGACGTAGAAGCTGAGCGTTCAGGCGACACTATGTGGCTGCCTCAAGAGTTCCGTTTCAATGTTCAAGACGGCATTGTTTCAACTGATGGCGACTTCCAAGACTTAATTGACCGCATGATTCCAATCAACTTAGAAAAGTCTAAGCGTGTATTGGCAACCATCGGCACTAAAGAACTTCGTGATCCTCGATTAATGAAGATGGCCGCTCAAGGCATGGCACGCGACCTAAAGAACGCTATCGACATTGAATGCGCTAAAGCAATCATGAATGGCGCAACAATGGTTCAGACCTCTGCTACTGGCTTCGCTATCGGCGACGGTATCAACTCTGGTGTATTAATGGATGACTCTGGTTTAACTGGCTACGATCGTCGCTTAATCCTTTCAACTCCGCACTACGCAAAGGTTGCTACTGAGCTTGGTCAAATCATCCGTACAGAAACCAACCTTACGGCGTTTGAAAAGGCTCAAATCCCTGGCATTGCAGATTTCGAAACAATGAAATCTGCGTATCGCTTGAATTTGATTGGTAATGCCACTTCTACAATCACAGTTAACGGTGATCAGTCTCACACTGTAGCAACTAAAGACGGAAACGGTTTCTACCTAGATAACCGCTCAATGACTTTGGCGTTAACTAACGCTACGACCTCTAACTTTGTTGAAGGCACTAAGTTCACAATCGCTGGCATCAATCGCCTGCATCCTGACACACACGAAGATAGCGGCTCGTTAATGACCTTTACGGTTAAGACTGCTGGTACTGGTACTGCTGTAATTCAGCCTGCTATTGTGACCACTGGCCCTTTCCGTAACTGTTCAGATATTGCCAATACTGGTAACGCTGTTGTTATCTTGAACGCTACTACTGACGCGCCAAGCTTGTTCTTTACGCCTGAGTCAACGGTTTTAGTTCCTGGTAATCTTCCAGTTGCATCTGAAGCGCAAAACTCTAGTGTTGGTGTTCATAGCGCGGTAACTGAGCAAGGCATCCCAGTTCGCATGACTTACGAGTGGGATTTCCATAACGAAAAAGTTAACATCAAAATGTTAGCCTACTTCGATGTGCAGGTGGTCAATCCTGAACAGGTTGGCGTTGTCTTAGCTAACCAGTAACCTACTAGGGGCGGCATGAGTCGCCCCTTTTACTATCTAAGGATATGTCATGATTAACGCATTTAAGAAAGGCGGAGGCTATGAATATAAAGATGGTCAGTCTTATTCCGCTAAAACTATTAATGAACGAAGCGACTTAGAAGACGGCTGGTTTCTTTCTATCGAGGAAGCCCTATCTGAGCCTGTGTCGAGCAAAGAAAACAATTACGAGCAAGATCTTCGCGAAAAGATAAAAGGCCTTGGCGGCATCCCTGCTGGCCGATCATCAATTAAGAAATTAGAAAAGCAGCTAGAAGAACTAGAAGGCGGCGGCGATGACGATAACGAATAAAGCCCCATCTGGAGTGCTTAGGTATGAATGGACTAATTCATAGTGTTTATGCCGCTGGCATCAGGTATTCAGTTCGTGAATGCGTTCGCTTATTTTTAGTGGCCGCTCTCAGTCTTCAGGTCTTGGGCTGCTCTTTGTTTGAATCAAAACCACAGCTAACTATGACTGAATTCAAACTGGTGTTTAGGTTTGATGATAGGCCAATGCCTAGTGATAAGGGTGCCGTAGCTTCCGCAGGCTGGACAGATGGTTATTGCATCATCCGCATGAAGCCCGAGTACTACACTCATAGATGCCTGGGACATGAACTTAGACATTGCCTTGAAGGTGATTGGCACAAAGGAAGGAAAGAAGAGTGCTAATTATGAAAACATTCAGAAACACTGTAGAATGATTACACTAACAAATTGAGATTCCAATAATGACAATTAAAGGCGATTTAGTTACCGAGGCCTATGAGCTTATAGGTTTTGATGACATTGACTCAGGCCTTAAAACCAAAGGCGTCAAGATTCTAGAGCGCATGATGTACGTTTGGTATAATCAGTTTATTGATACCGGATATACTTTTGCTGTGCCGCCTATTGCTCCCTTGCCTACTGATGAATCAGATTTAGTAGCAATGACCGAAGATGCGGTGATTATGAATCTAGCGTTAAAACTGGCTTCTGTGTCGGGTATCGTCGCAGGTGGTACGCTTGCCGCTGATGCTAAGACGGCCAAGGATAATCTGTACCAACTCACGCCCACACCAACAGCTCAAAATCCTTTCATGCCTGTCGGCGCTGGAAGCACTAGAAATAACGGTCGTGTAACATATCAAGGCGAGGGCGATTTAGTTACCCCGCTTGGCTATGGCGGCATACCACTGGAGGGTTAGTAATGGCTCAAGTACTCCCTTTTAATGGGTTTTATACCAGCTCAGACCCAAAGAACAGCTCTAGAGAGTGTGTTAATTATGTTCCAATGCGTCATGATTCTGGCTCTCTATCTGAATACACATTAGAAACAACCGAAGGCATCTCTGAGTCAGTCGCTACGGATGGCAAATCTTGGACTGGTCGATCTTTTTCATGGAGTGTAGACACAGGCTCAGGAATCAGCCTATCGGCCTTTCTGCCTGTTTATGATACAGATAAATTCAAGCTATTAAAAACCAGTAGTGGCACGACTATTGATTCTTTCGATGTATTCACTGTCGATTCATTCCCGATTAATGCGAAGGTAATATCCTCGTCAAACAATAATACAATAGCAATGGCTTGTGAGTATTCCGGCCTCACTTCGTCTGGTCAAAAACTGGTTTCAATTAATGCCGACTTAGATGTTGAGGCAACCGGCGATGTACCTACCGATGTGCGCTTTGGCGACATGGCTTATCTAGGCGACAGATTTATTTACATGGCGAAAAGCGAAGCCTCTACCAATAAGCCGATTAAGATATTCTATTCAGATATACTTGATCCAACGGTGATTGATTCGCTAAGTTACTTTAGTGACATATCTCAACCAACAAGAACAACTGGTATCCATGTTCTAAATAATCGCCTGTATGTATTCTCAGAAGAAGGTTATTCGGTATGGAGTAATACGCCAGATGTAAACCTTCCATTTATTATTCAAAAAGGCAGTAGCGGCTCTGTAGGTCTTCTTAATAGTGATGCAAAAACAGAACTAGGCGGCACACTATACTTTGCTGGCGTTAGTGATGGCACAACCTCGCTGTATTCTCTATCGCCATCTGGTATCTCTAAGCTAGGTAATGACGCAATAGAAAACGACTTGTCTCAAGAGGATTCGATTACTGCTTTCTCATTCCGGCATTCAAATAGAGACTTCATATGCCTTAATGGAGAGCAGACAATTTGCTATGATATTTCCACTGGCGAATTTCATAAAAGGTCTATTTTTGATAGAGGATTCAATAAGGAAGTAGCATGGCCTATTAAAGATTCCGAAACAATTGGCGACAAAAACATAGTGTTCGGACAGTATGATCTTGATTATAGCGAGGTAATAATTTCTAAGTTTGATAAGAGTATCGGCACAGAGCTAGGCGCTACGATTAATAGAAAGTTAGTTACTAGCCCATTCAATTCAAACGGCGCGTCTAACCTAGTTAGAGAGCTGGCATTCCAGACAAGTGTTGATTACTCATCCGGCGCACCAGTCAGTCTTCCATCGCTTGAATTATCAGTATCAAAAAACTTTGGCTACGACTACGGAACTGTAAAGACTCAAGAATTCGACTCTAACGGAGATCATGGTAAAATCCTTAGATTCATGAATATAGGGTTCTTCAGACAGGCCTTCGTATTTAAACTTGAAACCAGCACCATATACCCGCATAACATTCTAAAAATGTTAGTTAGGTTGGAAAAGGGGTTTAGGCAAATATGATAAACATTCTTCAGAATCAGATAGAGCAAAGCCAGATTGATACTAATCAACAGGCCTTTGTTGAGTTCTTATTAGCCATTCAGCAGGATAATGTTGATTACGCTAGCCTCTTTCAAGATAGCTTAATGCTTAAGTTTCCTGTCCCGCCTAGTCTTGGCGGCATCCTAAAGACACGCAAAGGATGTTATGAGGCTATTTACACTGACGCGGTGCCTGAAGTGGGTCAGTGGCGCAGTGTTAAAGACGGTACAATTTACGCGGTTGGCGATGTTATTCCGGTGACTCTATGATAAAGCTAATACTGCCTGCCGAAGTTAAAAAGCTACTTTCAGACAAAGAGCTTTTCGGGCGCATATCTGACGACTCCATTACCTATGATGATTTCTATCCGCCCAACAATACCTACCTGGGTATCTACCATGATGATAATCTGGCTGGCTTTTGGTGGCTTATTCCTGATAACAATATCACTGTTGATGTTCATTGTAATGTACTGAAGGATTACCGGAAGCACTCAAAAAAGTTTGCTAAAGAATTTGCCGACTACATGATCACCAATCACGAAGGTCAGATTTTCAAGCTTATTTGCAAAATACCAGAAGGGTTTGATGATGTTTACCACTTCACAAAAAACAGCGGTTTTGTGGATGAGGGTATAGATAGGTTATCTATCATGAAAAATGGTAAAATCTTAAACAGAAGAATACTAGGCATAACAATGCAGGAGTTAAAAACATGGGCGCAGTAAGTGATACGGCATCAAAGTTCGACCCAACAACAAAAGAAGGTCTTTTAAATATAGGAACCGGCGGCCTTTATGGCACTGTCGACCCTGTATTGCAGAAAATAGATGACTCTATTAGCGGCCAAGACCAGAAGGACGCAGCAGAGGAAGCCGCTAGAGCAGCAGAGGAAGCCGGATTAGCCTCTGTAGCACTGCAAGAGCGGATTTATGATGAGTCTCAGACAAAGCTAGACCCATTTTATCAAGGCGGACTAGGCTCTCTCGATGAATATTTGGGGCTTATTGATCCTGAGGGCGCTTCACAGTTCAAGGCAGACTACCTGCAAGGCGAAGAATTCCAAAACATACTAGGGCAAGGTCTTGATCAAGCGGCATCTAACGCGGCTTTTGGTGGCGCTCTAGGTAGCGGCGGCACACTCAAAGACGTTGCGGATTACACGACAAGCCAATCGTTTAACCTGTCTAATCAAGCTTTGAAAAACGAGCTCACAAGATTAGGTGAAGGCGTTGGCTTAGGTCAGTCTGCTTTAGGCTCTCAAATATCAGCGGGCCAGAACTTTGCAAACCAAGCCTCACAGCAGTATGGAAATATTGCAGATGCTCGCGGAGCTGAAGCACTTGCTGGCGCTAATTCTGGAATCGCACCATACTTACAATTAGCCGGAACTGGCGCACAAATCTACGGAGCAACTGTATAATGGCTATTGATGCAAACATTGTAAACTTCGGACAATCTACACCTGTAGCCGATGCGCTTTCTCAGCTTGGCGGTTCCGTGGCTGGCGCTATCACTGCTAATAAGCAGTCTGGGCTGGCCGATAGTCGCCGACAGGCTGCCGGATACTTGGCCCAAGCTTTTAGTGATGATAGTGATGAAGCTACAACAAAGGCGCTTATTGAGCAGGCTCAAAAACTTGACCCTGAATTTACGCTGGCGACTATGGATCGTGTTCGCAAAAATGACAGCAGCACGACAGCATCTCAAAGTGATTTTGCGGAATACAATAGGCTTCTTGCCACAGACCCAGAAGCGGCTGCCATATTTGGCCGCAGAGCAAACTTTGGCAGAGAGACAACAAAGGATAAGTCAGACATAAAGGTCGATGAGACTATACAGAAGGAAATTGGCAAGTATAACGTCAAGAGAATTCAAGGGTTTATTGATTCCGGTATTGATGCCGCCGATGCTGTTGGTAATATTCAAAGCTCAATCGAGCTGTTAGATACAGTTGAGACTGGCGGGTTTAATAACGCATCCCTGCAAGCTAAAAAGTTGTTTGGTATTGAAAGTGCTGATGAAGCTGAATTATCAGCAAACCTTGGCAAGAATGTATTAGCGCAATTGAAGCCTTTATTTGGCGCAGCATTTACTGCCGCCGAAGGCGATAAGTTAGATAAAATCGAAGCAGGATTTGGCAAGTCAACGGCTGGCAATAAGCGGCTTCTTTCTCAATCACTTGAAATTACAGAGCGGGCGGCTAGACGAGGACTTGCGGCAGCAATAAAGCAGGGTGATGAATTTACGGCGAACGAAATACAAGCCTCTCTAGATAAAATTAAGGCAGTAAAAGAAAAGGTGTCTGATGAGAAAGCTGAAGAGGCTGGCAGTGATCGAGTAGATGCGCCAATAGAGGCGGTCAACTATCTAAAAGCTAACCCTGAGTTCTCAGATCAGTTTAAAGAGCAGTTTGGTTATTTGCCGGAGGGGTTCTAATGGCTAACGTATTTGCGCAGTTTGTTGAAGAAAAGAAGCCGGAAAATGTATTCGCCCAGTTTGTTAATAAAGAGGAGTTGGTAGATCAGCCGCTAATTGATAAGATCGATGAGGCGCTTCTTTCAATCCCTGGAGCCTCAACCCTTGCGGAATTCGCGGCTGGCGCCAACCGATCAATAATGGGGGCGCTTGATTTTCTTGGTCCTGATAACATTAATGCGATACTTGAGGTTGCCGGTTCTGAATCTAGAGTTCCACGGCTATCTAATGAATTATCAGCTCCGCAAGGTACTTTTAAAAAAGGCATTATTGGAGAGGTTGCCAGCAAAGCGGGTGAGACTGCTGCCCTTGCAGCTGGTACCGGTACATTATTAAGGTTAGCTGCTTCTAAGTTATCACCACTTGCGGCTGCGGGTGAAAGCGCTGGTCGCGGGCTACTTAGGCAGGCAGGACTTATTACGCCTACTGCTGATATTGCCGCCGGAGCCGCTTCTGGAGCTGGATCGGCCGTTGGTAAAGAGGCCGGTGGTGATGTTGGTGAATTAATTGGTGGCATAGTTACGCCATTAGCGCTTTCAATACCAATCACCTCGGCTAAATCGACTGCCTCCAAGGTTCTCGCTAAGTCAGCGCCATCATCTTCTGAGCTTAAAGCAACAGCAAGCGGCATCTACAAAAGCCTTGACGAGTCTGGAGTATCGATACCAGTAAGAAATTATAATGCACTAGCTGATGATGTTGCAGCAACACTAAAGAAGGAGGGTATAGATAAAGACCTTACACCCAAAGCCATGGCTGTTGTTAATCGACTATCCTCAGATAAAGGTTCTGAAAAGACACTAAGCCAAATAGATACTCTTAGAAAAGTTGCTCAAGGCGCTGCGTCTAGTTTAGATAAAGCAGAGCAAAGACTTGGCGTAATTGCAGTTAAGAAGATTGATGATTTCCTTGATGATATTCCTGAAGAGGTTATTTCTGGCAAAGGAACTGGAGCGGCTTATAAGTCAGCCAGAGATTTATGGCAGAGGGCCAGAAAGTCTGAAGATATGGATATTCTACTACTTAACGCTGATAATCAGGCGAGTGGGTTAGAGAATGGTATTAGAGTTCAGTTTCGATCACTACTAAAAAAGATAAATACCGGCAAAGCAAAAGGATACTCCAAAGAGGAAACTGATGCGATTAAAAAGATTGTCCAAGGAACTAAACCGGCGAACATAGCCAGATTCCTTGGGAAGTTTGGCGTAATGGATGGAATGACATCGAGAACACTGACAACAATGGGCGGCGCTGGTTTGGCGGGCGCAGCTACAGGAAGTGGCGGAGTTGCTTTAGCTGTTCCATTAGTCGGGCAAATGTCAGGGGCTTTAGCTCAAAGAATGACTCAGAATAACGCAGCGATGGCACAGGCATTAATTAGGGCTGGCAAGAATGGTTCTAGAATTGCTGAGCTGTATATTAAAAATACACCAAAGAATCTAAGAAGCACTACAGAGCTTGCGGAGTTACTTCTTGCCAATAAAGTTCCATTGGCATCAATAACCACCAAATCTCCCCTGTTGTCCGATGCTGCCGTGATTGCTGCCGCTGCTCAGATTGGCGATGAGAAAGAAAAGCGCTCTAAACAATAACCACAACCAGCGCCGCTTAATTGCGGCATTCACCCAATGAATGTAGAATTGAATAATATTCACACAGAGACATAATCATGCGCCCAATTGATATTAGAAAATTAGTAGTTCGAGATGCTAAGGTTTCAGACCTTAGACTAAGTCTCGACAAAGACGGTAATACAATCCTAACAAGACAGCCAGATAACTCGGCTATCGGCACGGCAGCATCTAGAGATACAGGTACAAACCCTGACGAAATTCCGCTTAACTCAGATTTGGGTAGTGCTGCATATAAAACAACAGGAACCGGTTCTGGCAATGTACCGCTAAACTCTGACCTTGGTTCTTCCTCGACTGTAGACACAGGCACAGCACCAGGCCAAGTACCACTAAATTCAGACCTAGGCAGCGCCTCAAAAGTAGATACTGGCACAGACTTCGACCAAATACCGCTAAATGCTGATATTGTTTATCCTGTTGAGTCGGTTGCGGATTTGCGGCTGCTGACTGGTATTAGCGTTGGGCAAAAATTCTATCTCGATGGTCACACTATTCAAGGCATTGGTGGCGGAGTATTAACCGCAACTAAGCTACATACAACAGAAACTGACGATAATGGGAATTTGTTCGTAGTTAATGGTGTTGTTATTGAGCGCAAAGACACATTCCCAGTGAACCCTGTGAATTTCGGAGCACTGATCGACGGTAGTGATTCTTATGCGGCAATAGCGGCGGCAATAGCCGTGGCTGATGACAGCGGTATAGTTTTTACTCATCCTCATAGCTATAGTCAAAAGATCGTCGGAGTTGCCCCTTGGGTGCAGGAGGAGGGTGCGGCCCTGACCTATATTGGCGGAGCAATACCTGATGCAACCCTAGAAATTGGAGTTGAGGCTGTAACGACACAATCTAAAAAGATAGTACTAGATATTCAGAACGATGGTATTGATTGGACTGACGCTGACTTTACTGGTGTTAGATTGATAAATATATCAAACTGTCCAATAGAATACAGAAGGGTGTCTGGCTTCACGGTCGGCATTCAGGAGCTTGGATTTAACGAGGGATGGGCGTATAACGAGATAACTGTTGGTATAATTTTATCCTGCAAGACACAGATTGAGTGGGCCAACAAAGGTAATGGGGTTTCTGGAGGCCCGCGCGGTTATCATAATGAAAACCTTTACCAAGGTGGTCGCTTCACAAATCTTAGCGCAAGCCCTACAGGGGTTTCGAGAATAGGAATACGATGCTATTCAATTGATGGATTCAACACAAGCCACAATAATAATGTAATGATAAAGCCGTCTTTTGAGTTATTTGATGGCGGGCTGCCGATATCAATGGAGGCAGGCACGCAAAACAGGTTTCTAGAGTTTCGAAACGAGCAGAATGGTGATGTATTTGCTCAGGAAGGCGGCGATGCGTCAAATAATAGATATATAGAGGGCTACTCCGACAAGCTCGCAAGTGGTGATAAACTATCCAGCTCATCAATACATAGAGATTCTGTATTCATAAGCTCCAGGGCGGCGGCAAAAGATCATGCTCAGTTGTTTTTTGAATCTGGCAATCTCAGAGAGCTGGTAAATTACTATTCATTTAATCGAGTGAATACAAGGAAAGTCCAGCTTTTTGATGGCGCTTCTGGTGTGACAACGCCGGTTAGTCTAACTCAAAGTTTTGCAATTAACAGTGATTCACTGTCCATGACTTCAGCAACGCATGGTGTTGGTATTTCCGTTGACACAAGGCGTGCAAAGAGATTTGCACTTAGACCAAACTGTGCTCAAGTAGGTGGAAGATTTACGATTGTCTGCTACGACTCCGCAGGCGCGCAAATAACCCCAGTGAATGGCTCAACCCTGTTCACAATGAAGAGTAGAACTTTCTCTGCTGAAACTATATTTTTTGGCGGTTATCGATTCGGTGTAGATATTGGAGCTGATGACGACCAATGGTTTCAGTTTACAGTTGACGACACTGTAGATTCTATCGATATTATATTTGCCGCTGGTGCCGCCTCGCTAGATTTGCGCTCATTTGCCGTTTACAGTTTCTCGAATGATGATAAAGCAACACCAGTTGCCTATTTAAAAACGTGTCGGGAGTATGTGAATATAGGGACAGGAAAGCCAACCCAAGGGATTCACAGGGTTCACGATATGGTTGATAACGCCGTTCCGGCTATAGGTCAGCCACAAGGATGGGTTTGCATTACCGCAGGGGATTTTGCAGGATCAGCTCCTGTCTACGCATCTAAGCCAGACCTATTGGCATAGAATATAAGCCACATGAGGCGTAGCATGCGCCTCACTAGTAGTGGTTTACTTATTCTAAGCACTCATCACGCTAGTTTCACGACTAGCGCCACTCATCCGTTTAACTGTTTTATCAACTAGCTTAATCAGCTTCGTTTTAGTTTGCGGATATGATCGAGCTAGTGTTTTAGCCGCCCGCTCTGCATGACCACGGTCTTTAATATAACCACCACCTTGGACTGCATAAAATCCATCTTCGCGCTGAGTTAGTGTGATGCCACCTACGTTCACATCTTCGTTTGTTCTGATTTGGCTTTTGTATTCTTTAGTCATTTTACTTACTCTCAGTGTTTAATATTTTATTTTGCCAAGGCGCTAATTCATCCCAGCAGCCCAGCTTGTCAAAGATACTCTCCAATTCGCCTTCTGACATATCGCGATAAACTGGCAACGCTAACCAACCTACATTAGACAATTGTTTTTTTGGCACTGTATCACGCAATGCTTCATGGTGCTTTGCTACTACACTGCTAATTTCATGTTTAAAAACTTCCTGTGGTACGCGTATTTCTTCGATTTTTACATACGCTTTACCAAGTTCGGTTCGCCCCATAGCGGCAATGTAGATTGTCCACTTATAGCGAATCTTAACCATTGCAGCTTCAATAGATGGCCCTGCCATTTCCAACCTATTGTGCTTAGTATTGACTAACCTTAGTCCGTCACCGCTCGCTACAAATCCAATAGCTAAATCTCTCAGCGCAGCTCTAGCGCTTCTCGCTTTGCTAACGTGCGCGACGTATTTCTTATTTCTCCTTGTCATCTTCCCACACCTTTATTAATTTACTGCAATTCTTAACAGCTCGGTATTGAGCCGCTTTGATGTTTAACTCTTTGCTGACAGCTCCACAATGGAACTCTAAGCCGTTTATTGTGATTATTTGACCGTTGGTGCATTTGTTCAGTATTTCCAGCTCTTTAGAGCCTTTGCCAATGTCGTGAAACATTGCAGCAAGCCCAAGACTAGCCGACAGCATCACAACAACTAGCAGCGCTTGAAGTACTGCTATTGTTTTGTAGTTCATTTTTCACCACGCAATAATCTAACAATCTCAGCAGATGCTTTTTCAGTATCGACTATATCGCAAGGCTGGCTCTGTGTGAGGTTCCAGTACAATTCTGGAGCCGACATACCGCCACGCTGTCGAATCGTGCACAGTGAGCGTTTGTGTATCTTGTACGCGTGGTCATTACTTAGATTTCTAAACGATACCTCGCTAGGAAGATTCGGATAATCATCACGCTTGTGTATTGGCATCATTAAATGATTATTGCCGATTGCTATGTGCTGTTTCATTGTTCCTCCTTTTAAATTAGGGTGGGCTCAATCTAGAGCCCTATCGCTAGGGTGCGAATTAGGTTAAATCAACAACGCCATGAATCGGGCTTGCTGCGAACATTGCGCGAACCTTGTTGAAT